AGTAGCTGTGCGCGTGAAATTGCCATGATTCAACTCCTATTAGGCAGCGTAATCCAGACCCGTGGTACCAAGGATCTGCGGATTGTTGAGTTTAACGATTACTTCGCAGTAAGTCGTCGACGAGGTGTTGGTATCTGGCACAACAGCCACGACACGCAGCGGCAGCGCAGCAGCGTTACCAGCAGCATCAGTAGCGTATACCGAGATAGCCGAGTCACCAGTGGTGCTTGAGCCAGTGCCTTGACGGACTGGAACGTTCGTACCAACGATGCTCTGGTTAACCGAAGTCACAGTCGTGTTGCCCGAATAGGTAACGGCAACTTTGAAGGCGGCCATAGGATCGTCAACAACGAAGGCAACAGCATTGGTGATGCCAGAGTTTCCAGGGTAATACTGGGCCTGAACTGGCTGGCTCAGCGAGTTGGTGTACGAACAGCCAACGAATACACCGTAGGTGTTGTTAGCAGCGGCAGTCGTTGCGTCAACAGTTACGGTCGATTTTTGAATCGTGCCACCAGCAGCGATGCGGACGATGTCACCGTTGTAGATTGCCGTGTTATAGGTCGAGGCAATCGGTAGTTGACGGATGGCGCCAGCATAAGGCAGGCCGTCAACACGGTTAATCGGCTTCATGCCGTAAGGGGCGCTAACAGTAGGATAAGCCATAGTTAACTCCAAATGAATGAAAGATTACGAACTTGAACCGCGGCTAATCGTGGACTTGCGTTCATTGAACAGCGGCATCCGCGGGTCGCTTTGGCGCATTAAGTTGTTGTCCACAGCTTCCGTCTGAGCTTGAGTTTGCTTTGAGTAGAACTCATTGCGTTGTTGAACGAACTCAGTAGGAGTCTTGCAGAGCAACAGCCCGCCGATCTCGATGTTGTCCTTGAAGCGACTTGCCGGATCGACTAGCAGTTGAAACTTCGGTTGCTCCTCTAAGCCTACCGGTTCCCAGCCCTCGCGCAGCTTGGCGCTCAGATTGCGGGGATCGGCGGTGTTCAGAGTAGAAACACGGATCCATCTGTACGAATACCCAGGTTGCTTGTCAGGTTCTGGCAGCAATTCAGGAGGCATCCACTGCTTTGGACGTTCGCTGATTTCACGGGATTCGATTTCACGGGGTTTTCTGTTTTCAGCCATGATCAGGCCTCCATTTTCATAAATTCACGGGCGTATTGCTCAGGGGTAATGCCTAGCTTCTTGATAACGTCCATCTGAGATTTCTTCAGGCGGATCTGTTTACTAGAGGTGCTACGGGTACCCGGTGCAACAACCGTGGTTTTCTTTGTGCGAGGTTTGTTCTCGCTTCGTGTTTGGTCGTCGTTCGGAAATTCTTCCGGAAAACGTCGTTTCACTTCTTGGTCGATCTTCTTGAAATACTCGTCAGTACCAATGAAAGACCGTCCGTACTCTGCTTCTAACTCTTCGTGGACACCAATCGCAAACTTGCTCATGGCTTTCTTGTTAGGGTCTACATACCATTTGTTGCGAGCAACCCATGATGCGACCTTATCGTCCATACGTTGTGCCGGTTTCTGCACTTGTTGTGTTTGTACCGGAGTTTCTTCAAATTGTAAAGTGGGCTTGAAATTCTTTGCCTTGTCCAGTTTCATGCTGGCTTTGGTCAGTTCTTCCTGAGCTTCCACTAGCTTATCGGGGTCGCCAGACTCATAGGCTTCGCGGTAGTTACGCTTGGCCTGATCCAGCTCCATCTCGGCCGAAGTCTGATACGTGCTGATCAGTTCCTTCTCGCCGCTATGCAGCATGTTCTTGAGCTGTTTGTTTTCCTCGATAACCTGCTGGGCAAGACGCATGGCTTCCTGATGTTCGCGGATAGCGGCGTCCTTCTCACGCTTCTCGTCGTGAGCCAGCTTCTTCATCTGCATGAGCTTCTTCTTTACCTTGCTGGAATAGTCTTCCAGTTCGTCAGCGTAAAGCTCTTCCTTAACATCTTCAGGCATAGACTCACGTCCGCGGTCTTCCTCCGGCGTATCGTCTTCTACCTCAATTTCAATGCTCTCGTCTTCGGTTTCGATCTCCAACTTCTCGTCTTCATCGAACTCGTCAGGGAACTTAAATTCGTCGTTTGCCATATTTGTAGCTCCTTAGAACTTTCGTTTAATGCCGCGCGGGTCAAGCACAACAGCTTCTACCGAGTCATCATTGATGATGCGGAATTCGCGGTCGTGGATTACCAGTCGTGTACCGGCGTTTGGTCGGACTAAAATGAAATCGCCCTTTTTGCAATACGCTCCGTTTGGGAACCTTGACTCGTCCTTGTAACAATCTGGACCAAGATCAACCACAAACAAAACAGTAGTCAGAAGTTCTTCTCGCTTCAAATACTCATCTGCAAGAACGATGCCGCCATCAGTTTCCTTGTCCACTTCGGGTACAGCGCACAGGATGCGGTATCCAGAGGGCATAGGTAGCTGTGCAGCTTTCTCGACTTCTGTTGCGTCACCAACGATGGCTTTGATTTCAGCCTCTTCTTTGGCGTCATTGCGTGCTTTTTCTACCATTCCTGATAGATCCATTGCGTCACTCATCGTCTGAGTCCTTTAGCCTTTCTTGTAGGTCTATAGTGAAGAGCCGCGCGGTCAGCAGACCTTTAATCTCACCGCACAGTTTTTTGTACTCCGAGAAGTCCTCAGCGTGTCCATCAGCGAGGTATTCTTGAAGTTGTTCTACCTTGTCATCTATCTTGGCGCGTAGATGTTCCAGCGCTTTGTCGATCATTATTTACCTTTCATGGCGGCCTTGACGCCTTCGGCCTCTAATTTATCGCGGTCATGTTGACGGTTGGCTGCGAACTTCATGCCTTCCGCTTCCATTTCCAAGTCGTCTGCACGGATCTTAGCCTGCAGTTTTTGTTGCTCCATGCCGGTCTGAGCCATGATGCGGTCGCGCTCGATCTGCTGTTGCGATGCCTTCAGCTGAGCGTCGATCTGATCCTTGGCAGCCTTGCGCTGGATGTCTTGTGCCTTGATCTGCAGCTCCTGCTGTTGCAGCTGGATGAGCGGATCTTGAGCTTGTTGTGCGGCCTGTTGAGCCTGAACTTGTTGGCCGTGTTGCATTGCCAGCATCTGGGTGCCTTGTGCAACCATGCGGGCGATTTCGTTTTGAACGTCCATCGGCAGCGGCTCGTCGTCTTCTGGAGTCGGCAGAGATACGCCTAGCATCTGCTCCAGTTGAGCGCGGTACGCGAATCCCAAGTGTTCTGCAATGTGCGCCTGCATAGCGGCCAGCATTGCCTGAGCCTGTGGGTTCTGACCAACCGTCTGCATAACCAGTGGGTCGCTCTGGAATGCTTGGTGAGCTGCGATGTGAGCCTGATGGTCTTGTTCCAAGAAAGCCTTCACCGGCTTCATCTTCAGGATGTTGATGTTCTCCGTCATCGGATCCTTCGGCTTCTCGTCGTCCTCTAGCGGTACGAGCTTGTCAGGATCTTGGATGCCGAGTACGTCCAGCATCTGGCGGTGCAGCTGTGGCAGGTTATAGATCTGCGGTGCTTGCTGAGCTAGTTGAAGAACGGCCTGATACTGTACAACCTTCTGCGACATCGTTGCCGCATTAGGATCGGACACAGGGATAACCGAACAGCAATCGTAGTCAGACTGCTTGGCGCGTGGCGAGCCGTCTACTGGTTCGTAGCTGTAATCTTCCGGAGTGTAGTCGCGGATGATGTCGCGCAGCAGTACCAGCTCTTGCTTCAGGCTGTAGTGGATGCGTGCCTGTACGGCAGACATCACCTTCATCGTGCGCTCTAGTACGGCCAGGGTAGTGCCGACTGGAGTGTTGGCCGACATGTCTGCGATCTTGAGATCGGCAGCAGAGGCAAAGCGACGGCCTTCTTCTACGATTGTATTGAGCAGCGAATACAGAACTTGCGATGGCTCCTTGTATGGGAGCGGCATCACGTTGTCCTTCATCACGCCAGACGGTACGTCTACATCACGGAACTCACCCGGTGCAATCGGAGTGTCATCGCCCTTGATCCGCAGGCCACGGGTTTTGAAACCGCCGGGGAGGTTAGACAGAGTACCGGCATCGACCAGCTGGCGTATAATAGACGTACCAGACTTGGCAAAAGCACCCACGAGATGAATGAGACCAAGGCAATAAAAGCCAAAGCCCGGCACATATCCATAATGAACAAAATGATTACGCTTCTGATAGGTCTCATCTTCGGGATCCCAGTTGCGGCGGATCGCCAGAATTTCACCCGATCCCTTTTCTAAGGTAACGACGTAAGGCAGCGCGATACCAGTTGCTTCACCATCATCGTCAGTGTGTTCGTAGCCCGGCAGGTCTAGGTCTACGTGCATCTCAAGAAGCTTGTAGCGGCTGTCGGACGTGGCACGGAAGCCCATCTTCTCAGCGATCTTCTTCTCTACTTCGTCCAGCGTATTGTTAGGCTCGCCGAGGTCGATGTCGCGGTAGAAGCCAGATACTTGTAGCTTGCGCAGATCGTTCTCTGTCTTGCGCATAACGTGGGTCACGCGCTCCGCTGTCTCGATGTTGCTGGCGCCGTAAGGCACAACCATGTCGTCTGCCGTAACGAATACAGAGACTGGGCGCTCCATGCCCGGATCGTAGTACACCTTCTTAAAGGCGTTACCCGCCATGCCCATGCCCCAGAACATACGCTCTTGCTCTGGGCGGAACTCGACCATAACGTCGGTCAGCATGTGGTTCATATCGTCCTGAACGCGCATTGCTGCTTCGCGCTTCTCAGGAGTCTCTTTACCTAGGATCTTTGTCTTGACTGGGCCAGAGGCTGGGAACGTGGAGGTGATCGACTCGGCTTGGAACTTCACCAGCGCTTCGGTCAGCATTGGGTGATAGACGCCACATGCGCCTTCCCATGGCTCCGTGCGGTCTTCCAGCTTCATGCCGAGCAGTTCGATACCGTCAACGTAGGTCTGCATCCAGTCTTTGCGCGAACTGACGTCGTCGTCAAAGTCGCTGATCAGATCAGACGCAATACTCTGCAGTACGGACTCGCTCAGAACTTCAGCGAGGTTCACATTAAAATCTTCGTCTTCGTCTTCCGGTTCGATTTCAATGTCGAGGCCTGGCATGTGGATGTCCACTTCTTCCGGGTCTTCAATTTCGATTTCAATATCAGGCTCTTGATTCTCGATCTCTTCGATCAAATCATCAATGCCCTTTGGCGCGGCATAAAGACCTTTTTCAATAGACATAGCAGCCTCTAGTAGTACGCAGTCTTGCGTCTAAAAACGGGTTCATCAGGCTCATCAGAGTCCAATCTGATAAAGCCACCCTTGCGGAAGCGAATAAGGGCTTGAGTCATGGCGTCAACCATGTCATCGTGTTCTGAGTTAGGGAACGACGCCATTTCTTCGATAACCTCTTCCGCCCATCTTGTTGGTGGTGCCCATACCTTACCAGATGCAAACAAATCTGCAACTGAGTTGATACGCACGATCTTATCATTGCCGCGCGACGGTGTGAATTCCTGCACCGGAATACCCATTCTACGCAATTCAAAGATTAGTGGCGCACCTGATGCCTTGGCTTCCACAATAAACGCGTCAGGATCCCATTCGTGGAACGTACTGTACGCCAACTGCTTCAACTCCGGGAACTCTAGCCGGCGCTTGAACGCATCCAGCAGAATAATGTTCGGGTCGTCGCGGTTCTCGTCCTTATAGAACACGCCGAGCGTCACGCAGGCTGAATAGTCAGACCGTTCGTTCTTGGTGAACGCCGTATCCCACGACTGAATGATGAATTCGCACGGAGGCGGGCGTTCGCCTTTCCATTCCTGCCACCATTCCCGCTTAACAATGGCGCCTTCTTCAGAAGTTGGCTGTTGTTGGTACTGGGCATTCCATTTTGACGGTGGAAGTTCGCTTCTCAGCGCCTCTAATTCGTCAATAGACCAGAATTGTGGCCATAAAGGGTTGCCAGATGGCAGGATTGCAGGGAAATCTATGACTTCCCAGTCATCATTACCCTCTTTATCTATGGAACTTTGCAGAATTCGACCCGTTAAGTCCCGTTTTGACCACCTTGTCATCACCAAAATGATCGAGCCACCCGGTTGTAGACGCTGACGAGGGCCGGATGTGTACCATTCGTACACAGAATCGAAGACTTCTGGGTTGGTAGAGGCTAGTTTGGCCTCCTGTTCTGAGTGCGGGTCATCAATAATCAGCAGATCTGCGCCCTTACCGGTCACAGTACCGCCTACACCGATAGCGAAATACTCCCCGTTCCCCGATGTAGACCAGCGGCCTGCAGCTTTACTGTCAGCGCGCAGCTGAACGTTCGGGAAAACCCTGGCGTACTGCTCCGAGTCCACCAAGTTACGCACCTTACGGCCGAAACCTACCGCCAGTTCAGCGGTATTGGAACACTGGATGATCTTCTTGTTGGGGTATCTGCCTAGGAACCACGCCGGCAGCATGTAGGAAGCGAACTCCGACTTGGTATGACGCGGAGGCATGTTGATGATGAGGCGCTTGCACTTGCCTTCCGCGATCTCTTGGAACTTCTTTGCCATAACGGCATGGTGGCGCCCGTCCACAAAGCCCGGCCACATCTTGTGTACGAACTTCATGAAGTGCGCTTGCGAATCCTCGCGCTCCTGAGCTGCCTTGAAGTCCTCCAAAAGCTCCAGCAAGCCGGATCTCTCAGACTCCGGCGCCTGCATGATCTCTTCGGCGATCTGTTCTATGTTCAAGACATGCCCCGCTTCTTAATGGTCTGGGTGATGTAGTCACACACGATCACCGCCATATCATTCCGCCCGCGCTTCCAGCTCTCGCGCTCTAGGTGAACGTCGTTCAGGCATGCCTCGCGCTCCTGTTTTATTGCCAAGGCCACGAGATAATAAAGTCGATCCCCAGCATCCTCGCCGTCTGCAGGGATTTTTAATTGCCTGCACCACTCCAGCATCTGATCGCGCGTCATGACCAGTTCCCTTGGCTATCCTGAAGAACGTGCTTTCCGCACCTTGGGCAAATGCCGTTGGCCGAACACCCGTCAAACCCAATCCTTTTTGGCCTCTGGTGCCAGCCCATCTTGTTACAGAACCATTTGCAGTTGGGAAACATCCCTGCCATGTCGCACGTAGCAACAATGATTGAAAGCGCCAGCACAATAGCCAGCATGTATAGGAACGCCATTACTCTATCTCCCGAAACCTAATGTACACGGGCCTTATGCTTCTAGCCCTATGTGGTACCCGCTTACATATTCCTAAATCGCATAAAGCCTTACACACGCGCGCTACGTTCCCGCGCCCCTTGTCTCCTGTTTGCCCCATGATGTCATCTATGCTCGGCCCAAACCCGAAGCGTTTCCACCACTCGTCCACCACTAGGAAAATCTCTTTCTGCTTAGGGGTCATAGGCCTCTCCAGCGCCTCACTTAGAGTCTTTGGTTTCATCTTTGCCAATCGTCAGGTCTAGCTTCCAGTTAAAAGGTAGCCACGTATCTTGGAAAGAATACTTCTGGGCGCCTATCACCCACTTCTTCGCGCGCTTGCTGTACCTAACCTTAAACCCAAAGCGCCAGACCCGGATAACGAATCCAGCTGATATAGGGTCGTCAGGGTGGTAGACGTTCAGCCCGTTCAGGGGTTCCTTCCCCTCCACCTTCCACCAAAAAAGGTTCCAGCGCCAAAGCCCGGTCATCTCTCTATTAAACACCACGAGCCTCCCATCCAGCCCTAAAGGCATTCCATAAAGGCAGCAACTCCTGCGGCGTAGGGTAGCTACCATCCTCTTTTTTTTGCAACGGCACTATATAGTCGTTCCATGCAGAGACCATGCGCGGGTCGTACGTCTGAAATTTATCTCCCTCCACTACAGGGGACCCACTTTTCCATGGGGGGTGATTTCCCCATCTACAACATCCCAATCTCCCGGAGGAATTTGCACCCCCTCCCCCTCTATATACGAGCCATCTTCCAGATTCTCACCTGTACATTGTACAGGTGACACGCCTAAGTCATTGATATTGCTAGGGGCGTCTGGGTGTGTTTCGTTAAATTCGGCTGGTTGAGTGTGTGGAATAGTATACGTAGATGAGTCATGGTCTTGCCCGGCCATTTGGGCGGGTGGGGGGTCGGTGGGGTCGGATTCGGCGCTCTTGGAACCCCCGGCGCCTAGTTCTGCGAGGAGTGAATCGGCCGCCGCGTCTGCGTCCTGCGCCTTCTGGCCTGGCTGCTCTGCATCGACTGCGCCATGCGTGAGCGTCTTTAGCTGTTCTATTAGTCGGCCGCGTAGCTCTTCGCTGCTCTTCTCATGCCGGACTACTGCAACAGTCTGGAACGCGCTGACCTCTGCCACCTTCCCCAGTAGCTCGATGGCCTTTAATCTCTGCGCAGGGTTTATCTCTCCGTCTAGTGCATGGACTGTCAGCTGATGGATGACAAGCTCCCGTAATTGGGCAGGTGTACGATGTTTCGCGGCCTCTATAGCTAACGAATAGGCCTCTTTAATCTGGACGATGTCTGGACGCCGTGCCAGCTTGTATCCTTCCGCCGCTTGTGTCTTCTTTGTCCCTTTGTCGCTTATTGCTTCCCTGTATGACTGCGCCTTACTTTTGCCCAGAGCAAGATTGCGGGCGAATTCCTTCTGCGAGGGTGTAAGAGCGCCACCGGACTGGGCGCCGAGGAGTATTGCCTCAACGGGGACAGTCTCCAGGCCTTCCCGGATCTCTTTGCGTGTTAGCTTCCTGCTCATTAGCTATTCCCTCCAGTTATAACGCTTTCCCGATTGGGTATAAAACGGGAATATACGGGCGAGAGCGGAACGCGTCAACAGCTGGGCGGGAAAATTCTTTTTGTTTTGTCCCTCACTTTCCCGGCTGGCCTCCGTCTATATCGTTGCAAGACACTTAAACAACCGATTGGACACCATGCAAAAGACACTATCCGCCCTGCTTATCCTGTGCTTAATCCTTGCGGCCGTTGCAGTACGCGCCGTGCCTGTCCTGATGGCCGAGGAATGTACGGCCGACAATGTGCAGGCCTGCGAATGACACCAGCCGAAAACCTGGCCGCGGATCTATGGCCGAACGCAACCCCGGAGCAGATCCACCAGCTGGCCGGGGCATTATTGCGGGCTTTCCAAAAACTGAAACCAGCGCCGGATAAGGCCTGCGAGACTATTTGCACGAAAACGCAAAAATAATCTTGATCTGCTGTCATGTGGTGCTATACTGTCACCTAATGACACGGCAGCCTGCCATGTTATAACGTCAATCAGGGGGAATGAACCATGACGAAAAGCGAAAACCGAGAGATGGAAAAGCTGCTGCGCTGGTATGCAATGGGCGGG